CTGGCACACGCGCAGGCCATCGGCCTGGTCACGTTCGACGGACCTGACGACGCCAAGACCGCCGCCGATGTCAGCGAAGCCAATCCGTTTCCGATCCAGGAGACGAGCACGCCGACCAGCCTGCTCAACCGCATCCTGGCCCGGCTGATGAGCCCGCTGGGCTATGACCGCAGCCTGGACCGAAGCCGCACGACCACCGTGCTGGAGAGCGGCACCGTGACGACAGTCAACACCGTGACGACGGTCACCACCTGCACCACCGTCACCGGCCTCACCAACATCGACGGCCGCAACGGCTCGATGCTGATCAACCAGACCAACCTAAGCGCCTGGGCCAACTGCGTCCGCGCGCGCATCACCTGACCCGGAGCTCCCATGCCCAACACCTGGAAGAAAGTCATCGACCGAATGATGTGGGCGCAGGTCGCTCCGTCGCCCAACGCGCACGCTGCCGCCGCGTGCCTGGCCAGCGACATGCGCAGCGATGTCAGCCGCAACCCGTTCGTGTACCAGCTGGTCAGCAACACCGTGCTGAACCGCTTCAACATCGTGACCAAAGGGTGGGCCCTCGTCCAGAGCCCGGCGCTGGCCGGCACCTTCGGCGCCGGTGCGGCCATGGCCTTCGTGCCCTCAATGGGCCTGACCGGCACCATCGCCGCCGGTGCCACCACCACCAGCGTCACGCTCAGCACTGCGCTGCCCACGGCAGTGGGGCTCAACATGCTGGCCAACCGCGGCGGCTCCGGAGAGTACGGGTTCAAGCTGCGGATCATCGACACGGTGGCAGGCAAGACGGCCGAGCGCTTCATCGTGGCCAACACGGCCGGCACCACGCCCACGATCAACGTGCTGTCGTCGTTCGGCTTCACCCCGGCCACCGGCGCGCGCTACGAGATCCTAGCCGGCCGGGTGTTCATGCTCGGGGCGGGCACCACTGCAGCGAACAGCTGGCGCAGCTTCGAGGTGGCCAGCAACACGCTCAGCACCGGCCTGTCCACCACGGGCCTGCCGGCCACCATCGCCACCGACAGCGCCATCCTGGTGCTGGACGAGCAGTACACCCCGTACAACTGCGCGCCCGGCGAAGGCATGATCAAGGGCGCCTACGTGTACGACACCGGCGTCACCACGCGCTCGGCGCTCACGGCCACGGCCGCGGCCAGCGGCACGCTCACCGGCCAGGCCACGCTGGGCGACGCCGTGGTGGCGGCCAACGAGTACCGCAACTTCGTGCTCCGCGTGGTCGAGGACACCACCACGCCGGCCGCCGTGGGCCAGCGCCGCGTGATCGCCAGCCACACGGCGGGGCCGAGCCCGGTCTACACGCTGGGCACCGCCTGGACGACCACGCCCAGCGCGTCGGCCAAGTACGTGATCGAGCAGCCCAACCTGCTGCTCTTGCGCAGCTCCGCCACCACCACGGTCTACACGTACAACTACAGCGACGCCACCATCAACAACGGCACCAACAGCATCACCGCCGGCAGCTGGAGCACCACCTACTTCGGCGCCGCGCCGGCAGCCAACGCGGCCGGCGGCATGTGGATGCCCAGCTTCGGCATCCAGCCCGACGTGGCGCGCAACGCGCGGCACGCCGTGAACTACTTCTGGCGCGGCGGCGCGGCCACGCTGGACACGCTCGACATCGCGGCCAGCATCACCGGCACCTGGGTGGGCAACGTGGTGATCGACGGCGCGGTGGCGCTGACCACGGGCACCAGTGGCGCGTACAGCCCGTTCGGCCAGGAGGGGCGGTTCTTCTACCTCAACATCTACGCAGCGTCGGCGCTGAACCAGCTGTACCGCTTCGACGTGCAAAACCGGGTGCTCAGCCCGTACACCCCCACCGATTTCATCCAGACCGGCACCGCCGCCGTGGGCAACCGCATGGCGGCCTACGCCGCGCTGGACGGCAACGAGATCTACGACGTGGTGCTGCTGCAGTCGCACCTGTCCAGCATCAGCCAAGAGCTGATCCCGCTGGTCTGACGGAGGGGCCACCATGACCATCAGCGAACTTAAGACCATCGTGGCCAACCGCCTGGCCACCCTGGGCCAGCAGCGCGGCCACGCCGCCGCCGTGGGCGATGTGGCGCGCGTTGCCGCGCTCGACGCCGAGATCACCGAGACCGAGCTCACGCTCGCGCAGCTCGGCACGCTCTGACGACCTAGCCAGCGCCCGCCGCCCATGCTGCTGCTGCTGTTCGCCGCCGCCCCGCCGCCGCCCGTGGGCGGCGCGCTCGAGCTGCGGCCCGTGTTCGCCACGGGCGGGCTGGCGCTGGGGCCGGTGTTCGACGTTGGCGGTGCGCCCACCATCAGCACCGTCACGCCGGGCGAAACCAACGTCACGTTCACCTACACCGGCGCGGCCACGCACCGCCGCGTGTACCTGCTGGGCGGCAGCGCGGGCGCCTGGGTGGCCATCGGGGCCAGCCCGGTCACCGTCAGCGGCCTGACGGCCAACACCGAGTACACGCTCGAGATCAGCGCCGACGGCAGCACCGTCGCCGACAGCGAGGCCTTCGGCACCACCAACTCGGGCACGGGCGGCGGCGGCTTCGTGCAGGCGGGCACGCCGGCCACCGCGGCCGGCCTCAGCACCACGGCCGTGCGGGTGGGCCGTGCCACGGCGCGCGGCGTCGTCACGCCTGCTGCGGGCGCGGCCACCGTCAACACGCTGTTCTCGGTCGGCGGTCGCTCGAGCATCACCCCGGCCGCAGGGGCGGCCACCGCCGCCACGCTGGCGGGCAGGGCCACGCGGCGCGCAGGCCTCACGCCCGCGGCCGGCCTGGCCTCTGCCAGCCCGGTGGTTGGCAAGGCCACGCGGCGGGCCACGCTCGGCCCCGCGGCCGGCCTGGCCACCGCGGGCACGCTGCTGGCGCCCGGCAACCGCGCCGCCATCGTGCCGGCTTCAGGCCTTGCCACTGCCGCGGCGCTGGCCGGCAATGCGATCCGGCGGGCCAGCATCTCCGCGGCGGCAGGCATCGCTGCGACTCAGACCCTGACCCCGGCCGCGCCCGGCAAGTCGACCATATCGCCGGCCGCAGGGACAAGCGCTGCTGTCGCGCTGGCCAGCAAGGCGCTCAAGCGCTCCGCGCCGACGCCTGCCGCAGGGCTTGCCACCACTTCCGTGCTGTACGTCGTCGGGTACGTGCCGAGCGGCCTCCCGGACTACGCCCAGCAGCCGACGACGTCGGCGAGCTGGTCCTACAGGCAGACCGGCACGCTGTGGGCGCTGGTAGGCCGCGATGAGTGGGGCGGCCAGACGCTTCATGCCGCGCCGGTGCTGTTCCGGTGCGACTACGCCGTAGACAGCCGTCGGGTTGTGACTGCCGCGGGCGCTGAGTTCGCCACGAAGATGACCGTCTACACCTCACTGCCCGGCATCAAGCAGGGAGACATGGTGCTGATGAGCGCCACGGGGGAGCCGGATCCATTCAAGGCCGGCGCCGATGAGGTGCGCGCCGTCAAGGAGTACGCGGACACGTTCAGGGCAGACGCACCGGCGGACTATCTCGTCGCTACCTGACGCGCGGCGCGGCCTTCCTAGCATGCGCGGCATGGATCGCAACCGTGTCCGCGTGGTCAACCGCATGCCGCAGTTCCTGACGGCGACGCAGGCCCGCGCCCAGCGCACCGCGCTGGCCATGCTCATCCCGATCGGCAGCGAGGCCGCAGGCATGACGCCACGCGAGACTTCGAACCTCATCAACAGCCAGTACCGCGACGTGCAGCAGTCTGGCACCCGCGTAACCGGCCGCATCGGCTACACGGCCGAGTACGCCGCCGCGGTGCACGAGGCGCCCGGCACGCTGCTGGGCACGAACACGCCGCGCCCGAGCGGCAAGGGCGTGGTCTGGGGCCCCAGCGGAGAGCCCGAGTTCCTGCGCAAGGGCGCCGAGCAGGCCAAGCCGTTGGTCGAGCAGGCGCTGCGCCGGGGGATGCGGCTGTGACGGCCATCGCCGAGCGCATCGCAGCAGCCATTCGCCCGGCACTGATGGCCGTGGTGCTGTCCTTCGGCCGCGTGGCCGGCATGCCTGACCCAACGAAGCGCTATGCCGTCATCCGCCAAGCCGGCGGCGGCAGCGGAGACATCGTGCGCCGACCCCTCTTCACGCTTGACCTGATGGGCCTACCGAACGGAGACGCCACCCAGACAGCGGCACTTGCCGAGGCGGCTATCCAGCGCATGCGCGAACCCGTGGACGGCGTCGTGTTCCTGGCGCCCGGGGAGCCGAGCTTCACCACCACCGCCGAAGGGCGGCCCCTGTTCTCGATCGCCATCGCGGCGATCACCGAAACCGCACCTGCCTGATCGCAGAGGAGAGAGACCATGCCCGCCTATACCGGCCGCGACGTACTGATCGAGTTCGCCATCGGCGACGAGAATGCCACCCTCGGCAGCCTGACCTTCAAGGTGCTCGGCATGATGCGGGGCAAGGGCATGAACGTGAACTGGGACACGGTCGACGCCACCGGCGACAAGAGCCCCGAGTTCACGCGCCAGACGCTGGTGACGTTCAAGCAGGTCGAGTTCAGCGGCGACGGCGTGGCCTACACCGAGGCCATCCACAACCAGGCCGAGCTGAAGGCGCACATCTACAACCCGGGCGCGGGCACGGCCAACCAACCGAAGGCGTGGATCCGCCAGACCGCGCCGGACGGCGTGACCATCGGTCCGTTCATCTTCAGCTCGTGGGAGAGCGCTTCGCCGTTCGACGACGTTGTGACCTGGAGCACCAGCGCGCAGTCCAACGGCGCCGTCACCTTCACGCCGGCCTGACGGGCCGCGCCAACCAACAGGAGCCTGAACCATGCCCGCCATTTCCAGCATCGAAGCCAACGTCGTCGGCGACTTCTCGGCGCCGCTGACCACGCTCACAGCTAGCGACACCATCACCTTCGCGGCCAACCGCCGGCAGTTGCTGGTCATCCGCAACCCGACCGCGGGCAGCCTGACGCTCAAGATCGACGGCGACGGCGGCAGCACGATCAGCGTTCCCGGCGTTGGCAACGTCAACGTGGCCAACGGCTACGACATCATCGTCGGTGCGGGGCTGTCGCGCGCCGTCGTCCTCAGCAGCATCAGCGCCTACTGCCAGGGCACCGTGACGCTGACGGGCGCGGCCACCTGCATCGTGCAGTTGTTCAACCTCTGAGCGCCGGCCAGCGCCCAGGGCATGCTGGTCGAGCACGGCTTCGTCCGCGCGCAGCTGCCTGACGGGCGCGAGTGGACCTTCACACCCAGCATCGGCCGCATCGCCGATCTGGGCACGCCGGCCGGCATCGTCGAGACGTACGCGGCGCTGCACGGCCCGCGCGCGCCGCGCCTGGCGCGCGAGATACTGGCGGCGCTGTGCGACCAGGACGACGCCACCGACCTGATCGGCTGGCTTGACGCAGACGGTACCGAGCACCAAGGCGCGATGCCGCCTAGCGAGCGCGTCATCCTGGCGCAGCACCTGATGCAGCACGGCGTCTGCGGCAAGCCCCAGGAGCAGGGCCGCGGAGACGGCGGCAGCTACAGCAGCACCTTCGAGGCGGCCGAGTTCATCGCGCTGGCCCGGGTGCACCTGGGCCTGACGCAGGCCGAGGCGTCTGGGCTTTCGATGACCGAGCTTCAGCATCTGATGCGCGTCAAGTTCCCAGAGCAGGGCAAGACCGGCGCGCGCGACGTGCCGACGCGCGAGGAGTACGAGGCGGCGATCCGGCGACTCAAGGAGCGACGCGGTGAATAGCCCAGCGGGCCTGAACGTCGGTGGCGTCTATTACGACGTCGAGCTCAACACCGGCCAGCTGCTGCAGGACAGCCGCAAGGCCGACAGCGCGCTGCGCGGCGTCGAGTTCCGCATGGGCGACGTCGCGCTGGCGGTCAAGGCCCTGGCCGCCGCTCTGGCGCTGGTCAAGATGGCCCAGGTGGCCGACGACATGCGCCTGCTGGCCGCCCGGGTCGAGGTAGCGGCCGGCAGCATGGAGCGCGGCGCCGAGGCGATGAACGCGCTGGCGCGTATCAGCGCGCGCACGCAGACCGAACTGCAGGCGAACGTCTCGGTCTTCACTCGGCTGAACTCGTCGATCATGCAGATGGGTGGCGCGCAGCAGGACACGCTGCGGATCACCGAGCTGCTGGCGATGGCAATCAAGGTCAGCGGCGCCAGCGCGGGCGAGGCCGCCAGCGCGATGACGCAGTTCGGCCAGGCGCTGGGCTCCGGCCAGCTGCAGGGCGACGAGCTGCGCAGCCTGCTCGAAAACGCGCCGTACCTGATGAAGCAGCTGGCCGCCGGCATCGGCGTGCCGGTGGGCGCGCTGAAGAAGCTTGGTGAGGAGGGCAAGCTCACGGCCGACGTCGTGACCGCGGCCCTCACAAAGGCCGCCGGCCAGATCGAGACCGACTTCAAGAAGCTGCCGCAGACCTTCGAGGCCGCCATGATGGCCCTTGTCGACCAGCTGCGCGCCGCGAGCAAGGCGGCCGACGACCTGAGCGGCACCAGCGCCGTTCTCACGGGCGTTGCGCGCGGCACGGCCGAAGCCGTCGGCCTGCTGGGCGACCAGCTGCGCGCCGCTGCGGGAGAGGCCAACGGCCTGGGCCGGAACGACGCGATAGGCGAATGGTCACGCCGCACGACGCTGGTGTTGTCCTACGTGGCAGACGCCGCCGACCTGACCTGGCAGACGCTGAGCGTGCTCGGCCGCAACGTGCGGTTCGTGTTCGATGGCGTGGGCCGCGAGATCGGCGGCATCGGCGCGCAGATCGCGGCGGTGATGCGCGGCGACTTTGCGCAGGCCAAGGCCATCGGAGAGCAGATTCGGGCGGACGCCGCTGCCGCGCGCTCTGAGCTGGATGCCGCCGACGCGCGAAGCCTGGGCGGCCGTCAGCTCGCCGGCGCCGCGATGCGCGAGCGCATGGGCGCGATGGCCACGGCCGACGCCAGCGGCTATCAGGACCGATCCGACCGCATGGCGCAAGGCAAGGCCAGCAGGCTGACCGCGCCGTCAGCGGGCGACCCCAAGGCCGCGAAGAAGGCCGCCGACGAGGCCCGCAAGGCGGCGGACGAACGCACCCGCGGCTATCTGGAGCAGGTCGAGGGCGAGCGCCGCATCCTGGAGGAGCAGGACAAGTTCACGCAGGAGTTCTACGCGAAGCAGGAGCGCCGGCGCGAGGAGGAAGCACAGGCCGAGGAGCGCGCGCGCCGCGGCCGCGAGCAGGGCCAGCAGTTCGCCGCTGGACTCGCCGCCGGCAACGACCCCATCGCCCGCCTGCAGCTGGAGTTGGAGACCAAGAGCGCACTGCTCGCGCAGTACGCCGCGCAGGACCAGGAGAACCTGGCTTTGTACGCCGCCGCGAAGGTGCAGCTTGAGCAAGACACCGCCGCGCGCATCACCGAGATCCTGGCCGAGGAGAACAGCCGCCGCGCCGCGCTGCAGTCGCAGACGGTGCAGGCCTACGGCAGCCTGTTCGGCAGCCTGGCCGACCTGTCGAAGCAGTTCGCGGGCGAGCAGAGCGGGATCTACAAGGCGATGTTCGTCGCGCAGAAGGCGTTCGCCATCGCTCAGGCGATCCTCGGCATCCAGGCGGGCGCGGCCAAGGCTTACGAGCTGGGCTGGCCGGCCGGCGCCGTCGCCGCGGCATCGGTGCTGTCGCAGGGCGCGAACCTCATCAGCACCATCCGCGGCACGAACTACGGCGGCGGCCGCATGTACGGCGGCCCCGTCAGCGCCGGCAGCCTGTACCGCGTCAACGAGACCGGCGCGCCGGAAATGTTCGTCGGCAGCGGCGGTCGGCAGTACATGCTGCCGACGCAGGGCGGCCAGGTGATCCCGGCAGACGGCGTGGGTGGTGCCTCCGTGGAAGTCAACGTGCACAACTACAGCGGCGAGCAGGTGCAAGTGCGCCAAGGCGTGAGCCCGCGCGAGATCGAGATCATCGTCGGTCGCGCCGCGGCTGAGGTCGGGCGGCAGTTCAGCAGCAACGAAGGGCCGGCGTTCGCTGGACTCGTCGCAGGCACCAACGCACGCAGCAAACTCTGATCGGACCGACCATGGCCGTTGCATACCCGACAAACCTGCCCACCGTATTGGCGAGCAAGCGCGTCTCCAAGGGCGCCGCGTTCAGCGTGGCCAACCCGCGCCGCGGCACGCCGTACATCGAGCCTACGGGCACCGACACGCCGACGGTGTTCGACGTGGAGTGGCGCCTTACCGAGGCCGATGCCGCAACGCTGGTCGCGTGGTTCGAAGACGCGCTCAGCCGCGGCACCGCAGAGTTCACGATCCCTCTGCGCACCGAGACCGGCCTGCGCGAGATCACGGCCAACTTCATGACCGGGCTGTCCGACGGCAAGTCGCGCGA